ACCGCAAAGATACCAAGGAACGACGCGAACAGTGGAATTCTCGCGACGCCAAAGATGCTCCCCGACGTTTGGGCGGCAAGAACAATGCGCGAAATGAAGCTGCGCACCTTTCCGCTGACCAGGTTGACTTGCGGAAGCACTTGAACCGCCCCGCCGACGTTCCCGGTCAAAAACGTCATTTGATCCGAGAACAATGTTGCTGGTGTTGCCGACATTGGATTTCCATCCTTTCCGCTCGAGGTGCGCGGCACACGACGCACGACAAGCATTTCATTTACCGTCGACGCCTAGAAAACTAGGCGCAAACGATCTCAACGAGTTTGGCTTCCTCGAGGCGCGAGCCGCCGATCGACATGTCGGCGTACACGTACAACGAAAAGCGCTTGTCGGCTCGCGGCGCCACCTGGCCCGAGATCCCTTTCACCACGCCGACGCCCATTCCAGACTTGCGCCAGGCTGGCACGCGGGTTTGGCTCGAGCCGTTAAGCTGTAACCGTTCCGTGTGCTTGACCTTGAAGCCGAGAATGACGGCGATCTTGCCGTCGCGAAGCGGCGCAAGATCATCCTTGGCAACGCCGAATTCCTTGAGCGTCGCTTCGGTGGTTGCCAGAAGGTTGCCCTTCTGCTTGGCGGCGATCGCGCAGTAACGTTCTTCTTCGTCACTGTCGGGATCTTCGCTGGCGTTGCCTTCGGCGGCGTCAAGCGCAACCATCGCTGAAATCAGCTTGGAAATGGTCAGGCCGGCATTGCCGGATCCGTTGCCATAGGTCCAATCGCTGACGGCGACTTGCGTCCCCGCCGGCGCCGTTGGTGCGCTTTCGCTGTTGCCGTTCGGCCAGGTGATAGCCGTTCCGCCCGAATGCCCGGTGTAGGCCGTCGAGAAAAAGGCATTGATGATCTCGTCGTCGAATCCACGCTGCAGGGCCGCGGCGGCGTTGCGAGCGTAAACCGAAGCCGGGTCGATCAAGAGGCGCATCTGATCTTCCTTGTCGACGAGATCGCCCCAATCGTAGTCGTAGGGTGAGATCCGGCGGCGAAGATGCTGCGTGTTCATGATCGGCGAGTCGCTATGACGTGCGAGCACCTTGCGGGCCGACGTTGGCGCGACCTGTTCCATGTACGACGAATCGCCGGTGATGTTATCTTCGATCACAAAGTTTCGAAGCCGGCTTGTCGTCTGCTGCGCCAGCATGCGGACATTGCCGCTGAATTGCTGGACGAAAGCGTCTGTCACGGTAAACGACATTGTACTTCTCCCGTCTGTGAGGCTTATCCAAAGCCTCACGATTGAGTAGTTGCGCGCGACGATTCGCACGCAACGGCTTGACGGTTGAGTTCCCCGATCCCGCGCAATTCGCATGCGCCCCATCGGACCCGCACCTGGGGCATGACGCGCCCCTTGTTCGACACCCTGGCCTGGACCCGTCGGCTTTCGCCTAGAGTTCCCCAAGCGCGCGGGAATTCCTCTACGCCGCCGGCGTTGCCGGCGGATTGGCTTGTTCGTACAAACTTTTCATTTTCGCGACGGCGTCGGCATGGCCTGGCGCTTTCTTGTCGCGATAGGATTTCATGAATGCGCCGTCGCCCTCGAGCGCGGCGATCTGCTGCTTGGCTTCGGCCGGCGAAAATTCCGCCTGGCCGGCGACGTTGCCTTTGCCAAGCAAGCCATCTTCGCGCATTTGCTTTCCATAGAAGGCCATCATTTTGAGGATCGCCGGATCGTTGCCGAGCCGGTTGCCGGCCGCATCCGTGCGTTCAAACGCTTTGGTCAAGGCGCCGCCGAGCTTGAGCTCGCCGTCGAGATAGGCGGCCGCGTCTGTGGCGTCGCCCACTTTGGTATCGTAGGCGCCGCCCCATTCGGTTTTGAGCGCGTCGGCCGACGTTTTCATGGCCGCGTCGGTTGTTTCCTTTTCCTTCGCCGCGGCCGCGGCCTGCATCGCATTCCATTCCGGTACAATCGCGGCAAGCTGGCGTTGCGTCACGCCGGCCTTGTGCAACACGGGAATGACGGCCGACTGAAAGGCCTTGTCGCCTTCGCTGTACTGCTGGCCTTCGGGCGGCTTTGGGATCTGATAGCCGTCGGCTTTTTCCGGCCGGCCAAGTGCGGTGTAAACCGCATCCCAGGCTTCGGGTTTGTCGTTGTCGTTGGGAAGCGCCAGGCGTTGACCCTTGTCGAGCCCGACGAGCTTGCGCGCGCCGACAAATGACTCGAGCAAGCCGTCGAAGCTTTTGATATCGCGGAAATTCGGATCGGCCTTGAATTTTTCCGGCAGATATTCGGCGAAGGCCTTTTGCGTCGGGAAGCTGAAATTCTCGTTTGCTGCGCCGCCGGCTTTCGCCGCTGCTGCGGCAGAGGCGGCCGCGGCCGCGGCTGCATCGCCGCCACCGCCGCCGCCGCCACCATCGCCCCCGCCGGCGGCCGCATCGGCTGCGCCGGCGCTCGAGCTCGTGCCAAGAAGAATGCCATTCAGGAATCGCAACATGAGATTATTCCTTCTTTCGTGGTTTCACGCGCGGGCGCGCGCGATCGACGCCCTTGATCTTGCCGGCGTTTCTACTGGCATAGAAAACACTTGTACCCTTGTCCTTGCCGTACTCTTTGCGTTCGGCGGTAAGGATCGTTTTGCCCTTTGCGGTAAGCGGCATGTCAAACCCCTTCCGCCTCGAGCTCGAGCTTTTCGCGTTCTTCGGCGAGCGCTATCAACCGTTCGGGATCCCATCGAAGGATCTCGAGAATTTCCCTGGCAAGATCCTGGCGGCCGATCTGGCGCATGGTTTCGTAGGGATCGCCCATGACCATCGGCGTTGACAGCACGGCCGCGCGGCGAAGGATATCGTACAGGACGCGCTTGCCCGCTTCGCCGTCGAAAACGTCGCGATAGGCGGCCTGGACCTTCGCCCGGTTGATGAAGGCGATCCCCATGCGGCGAGCTTTTTCGATATCAAGCATGGCGCGAGATCGGCGCGCCGAAAAGCTGCTCGGCCGCGGCAATGTGGTTTTCTTCGGTGAGCGCGAGGAATTGCTGGTACTGCGGTTCGAAGATATCGACGTACTGAATAAACGCCGCATCAAAATCCGGCTTCCAGTCGATCGGGCGCTTTGCCTTCGCAAACTGTTCGATTTCTGTCTTGAGCTTCATGGTCAGAAGCCGGTCGAGCTTGAAACAACCCTGATCCTTGTGCATGTCGCACGCGTGAAGCTTGAGCGTCAGGCGCACCTGGTCATGGCCCGGTATCTGCGTGATCGACGGCGTGTGAACGCGCACGCCCCATTTGACGACATGCGGGCAGATGATCGAGCCGGCGCCGTCGCAATTCATCTTGACCACGGCGCCACGAGCTCGTGCGCGGTTAAAGAGCTCATTCATGCCGCGTTCTCCTGGTTGTTCTCATTGTCCGCGCTTTGCGCGTCTTTCAGGTTGCCGAGCGCGGCCGTGCCGTCCTTGGCGGCGCCGGCGAGGCCTTGCGCAATCTGCGTGTTGTGCAATGCGGCTTCGGCCTGGGCGCGCGCCTGGGCTTCCTGCTGCATGCGTTCCGGCGACTTGAGCGCGGCGATCGGCGCGTTGAAATCGCGGCTGGCAATGCGAAGGATCGCTTCGCCGTCGATCGTGATTGGCGACGTGTTGTCGATCTGGCGCAACGCCTGCTGGATCTGCAGGAGCCGTTGTATGCCGTCCATCTGCGTTGACTTTTGCGCCAGCGCGATCGGCGACACATATTCGACCTGTAACGGCCGGCCGGAAAGGATTGCCGGCGGCGGCTTGAACGGCGAGCCGGGCCCGAAGCCCATCTTCTTCGACTTGCGCCAAAGCATCGCGAAAACGCGATCGATTGCCGGGCCCAGGAATTCGGCCTGCATGCGCGCCAGCATGGGCGCGATCATCATCATTTCCTTGTCGCGACGCTGTAGCCAATAGGTCGCCGTGATTCCCTTGCCTTCGCTGCCGGGATCCGACGGGTCGATCGGCATGTGCAGCATGTCGACATAGAAGGTGCGCATGATCTGCTGCTGTACGGCATTGAAAAGTTCGATTCCGATCGGAATGTTGCCCTTGGTTTCGATCGGCGAAATTCGATCGGTTTGCGGCAGGCCGGATCGATAGAAATTGAAGGAGCCCGGTACGGTCTTGATCTGCAGGAGAAAGCCGTTGTCGGGGATCTGCAGGGGTGGATCGATGATCTTTTGCGCGCTTTTCAACAGAAGCTTTTTGAAATCGTTAAGCATCTGCGTGTCGGGCTGCGCGATCGAGCCGGGCCCGCGGCCGTAGATCTCCCCACTCGCCTTTGAGAAGCGCGGGCAGAAGGCGGGAAACTCGCGAAAGCCGCCCTCGTCGATTTCTTCCTTGTCGGCGACGGAAATGTAACAGCTTGACCACGGCATGTTCTGCCGATCGGCGCGCTGTACGTCGCGCTTGATCCGCGGGCGGATCGAATGCAGGAACATGAATTTGTTTTGGTCGTTGCCGGCGTTGAAGGCGTCGCGCACCTTGCCCTTGACCTTGTCGCCCCAGGCCTGCACGGCCTGCTTGGCCGTCCATTCCCAATTGCGAATAACGCCGTCGACCCGATCCTCGTCGTTTTCAAACCACACGATTTCCTTCATGTGGCGGGTGGTAAAAAGGATATCGTTCTTCGGGCTGTCGAGCGCGAACATGGTCGCCGAGCCGATCGAACCCGTGTCGAGAAATACCTCGTAGGATTGGCTGGCGAAATTGTTGCGGGCGCTCGAGAAGATGCGGAACAGGACCATTGACGCGTCGTCGAGCCAATCGCGCGCGGCGTCGTCGTTGTTGATCCGCTCGTCGAAGGTGCGAAGCCAGGCCCAAATGAGCGAGTTCGACGTCAGGAGCGAATGCACGCCGGCGGCGTGCTGATCGAGCGCCCATACCGGCGAGGCGTCGTAAATGTACGTCATGCGCTTTTGCCCCGGCCATTTCTGGACGAGATAGTCGCTGCGGTTGGGAAGGTGATAGTTGGCGATCTGCTGCCACAACGTCATGGTTGTGGCTTTGTCGGTTGTCGCTCTTTCCCAGGCCTTGAATTCTTCTGTCGCGCGTTCTGTCGCCATCTAGCCTATCCGCCCAACAACGTCTTTTTCTGCGTTGGTTGCGCGGTTGTGAGGCCGGAGCCGCTGGTCAGGATCGTCGAGCCGAAGCCGGCGGCGCCGGCTGCTGCACGCGTTGCCTGTAGCGCGTCGTTTTGCACAAGGGGATCCGTCGATCCTGGCGCCGCGCGAGCTTCGGCCGGCGTTGCGATCTTCGGTTGCGCGAGAAAGCCGCTCATTAGAAATTCTCGAATCCCTGCTGCTGGTTGCCGTACTTTGTCCAACCGTCGAAAGGATCTTCGTTGGAGTCGGGAAAGCGCGGCAAACTGGTTGGAAACACGGGCGGCAACGTGTCGGGATAGGGATCGGCTGTCGGCGGAATGATTACGCCGACAACGTCGGTTTCGAATTGCGCTTCGATCGCCTGGGCTGCAGAGAGGCAGACGGTCGAAATTTGCGTCGGGGTGAGCGGCTTGTAACCGCCGGCGGCGTAGAGTGTCGCGGCCGCGTCGACCATCGGCCCCTGGATCACATAGCCAAGAGCCGCGGCCTCGAGCGCGCCGCGAAGATCATAGTTGGGATCGGGCAGGTTCATCCCATCCCGACAATGTTGGTCGCGCTCGTGCCGGTAAGCTCTACGCCCTGAATGCGTAGCCAGATGAACGTCCCCGCCGGGACGGCCTTGAACACCACGGGATTGACCCCGCCGGCGCCGTCGCCATTGGCCGGCACTACCGAAACGTCGCCGAAGCCGCCGACATAGAAGCCGGCGTAAGGCCCGATC